CAATTCGTTCAAGTATCTCTACAGAGCAAAGAAAAAGAATGGTATTGAGGATCTGAAAAAGGCACACTGGTACTTAGACAAATTAATCAAGATGTACACAGAGGATGAGGAGGACGATGATGAGACTGATCAGCCAGAACGGACTATTTGATTATCCATATAACTCAGAATGCTTTATCAAATCTTCTTTTAAAAAGAACGTATACAGTGTAGCTATCTATAAAACAATGAACTCTAAAAACGGAATTGTATTTGCAAATTACTCCACCAAAGAAGATGCGGAGAAGGCAATTACAGGAATTATTAGAGCAAAGTCAAGGGGAAGACAGTTTTATAGATTTCCAACAGAAGAGGAGCTAAGTAATGGGTAAAAGAATTTATAGAAATCCACACGGAGCGAACAGGCAAATCGATCAAATGAAAACTCGATTAAATGTTGGTCAGAAAGTCCTTATCTATGAGGATGGAATTGAGGTTGGGGTAAATCCATTACCTGCAACTGCAGTTAATAGTGGAGTCAGTACTCATTATAAAGCCGGCGCAACCTATACTTATAGACCTTATAGAATTACTCAATTCTATCCAAATTTTATTCTTCTTACTTCCGAAGATGGATTATACCGTAGAGCAATAAGTTATTACGATATGCTTTTATGGAGCAAACCTAATTTGGAGGTAACAGCATGAGTTTACCAAAGTACACAGGATTAAAAGCCGGAACAAACATTTCTGAGTTTGTAAACTGTGTACTACCAAAATGGGAATATGACATGGATCCGATTGCAGTGAAGCAAGGTCATCACAAACCGTATCAGGGAACCGGAATTGAAGCTTTCAGAGGACCAAAGTTGAAAGCTAGAAAGGATTAAAGGTGAATAATGAAACGGTGCATATCAGCATTCTTAATACTAATTACAATGTTCCTTACAATCAATCCAATAACAGTTCATGCAGCACCTCAAGGATATGATAAATACGGTGAGCTGGCAGAGGAGACATATAATGATGAACTTGAACTATTAGCTTGTATAGTGTGGGCCGAAGCAGGAAACCAGGATTTGCATGGTAAAGAGCTTGTGGCCGACGTCGTGCTTAACAGAATGGATGATCCCCGGTTCCCTGATACTATTAAAGAAATTATATTTCAAAAAGGTCAATTCAGTACAGCTCGTAATGGAGCATTGGATAAGGCCTATTACAATGTAACACAAGAATGTTTTGATGCGGTTGCCAATGAGCTTCAGAGTCGTAATGATTCAGAAGCTCTTTTCTTTTGCGCTAATGGTTATTCCATATGTGGTTCACCAATGTATCAGTATGGAGATCATTATTTTAGCAAATAAGGAGGATTAAATAATGAATAGATTTGAGTCAGCGTTGATAAAAGAATTGTATGAGATGAATAGATATTTAAAGGCGATTAACTGCACATTATCGCAATTGACGGTTGCAATAACTTCGGAGGATGAGAATGAAAATATTAAGGATTGGAACGCCGAATCCGACAATCAGATTTGAGTGTCCTGTTTGTAATTCAATTCTTGAGTGCAATTTCAATGAGACGAGAGATATGGAAGGGTATGGAAGAGTGTTCCATTGTCCTGTTTGTGGAGTGAAACGAATTGCTCCAACATATTCAATTATTGCAATAAGGAGAGAGGAAGAATGACAGAAACTGAAATATTTCTAATTATATCTGTTGGCTTTTTGACTCTATTTGACGTCTACCTTCTTTATGAACTCTATAGACTTAAAGAATCGCATAATCACCAGAACGATATTATTGGAAAACTTCTAGAAGAATTTCAGGACGCCTTTAATGAAATTACAAAGCTTTATAAAAGGGCAAAAGAATTGAATGAGAAAATAGAAAAGGAGAAAAGTAATAACCGGAATTGAAACAGTATTAGTTATATTTATTTGTATTTTGGCTTTATTCGACGTTTATATACTCTTTAAAATTAAAGCAGTCATAGGTGTAGTAGATACTCACAATAGAGCATTAGCTTTTATGTTAAAGCATTGTAGAAAATACTATGACGAATCGAACTCCGTGAAAAAATCTTAGTTTTATATGGTAACTGTAAAACTTTATATTTTAAAGGAGGATCATATGAAGGTAAGTAATAGGATTGCGATAAAATGTCTGGAGCATTGTATCGTTACTCAGTCGGAGAAAGTAAATTCAATGAAACCGACAGATGAGAAATACGAGGCTGAGGTTGCAAAACTTATAGCGCTCATGGATGCTCTTGAGCGACGTAAACCAAAGATTGATTGGCTGGGTTGGTTCAAGAGCATCGGAGATGTAGGTTTGGGCATTCTTACTGTATTGTCGACACTGGCGATTGCAGGGTTGAGCTATCGTTCGTCTGAAGAGATGAAAATGTGCGACGGAAGAATTTTTAATCTGAAGAACGACTTCAGAGATGCCAGAAATTATAGGGTTGGTGAGTAACCAAATGAGAGGATTGGAATCGAAAGGTTCTGGTCCTCTTAGCTTTTATAAGGAGGAATTATATTTATGAGCAAGTATAGAACAACTGTTTATGCTGAGACTATGTACAAGAATCCAACGGAATGGAAAAGAAATGTTTCTGTTTACGAGAATATTAGAGACTATCTGGTCGCTCGTGGCTGCAGTTATATTTTCTGCAAACTTACAGCAGATCCTGGAGTGATTGAAGTAGCATACGATCCGAATGAAATTCCTGGAACTGATGAACCGATGTTTGAAAACGAACTGAATGCTGTTTTCTCGGGAGTTCATTTCTCTAAACTTGTTACAAAAGAAAGGAAGGTATACGGTTTTGAGTCGAACGAAAGAAGTAGATTTTCATAAGTATTGCCCGAAATGTGAGCATTTCAAGGAAGACGAGTTTGATGCGAAGTCTATATGTTATGACTGCTTAGCAGAGGGGCATAACGTAGATTCTCATAAGCCTGTTTCTTTCAAGGAGAAAAGAGATGACTGATAGAGAAATTAAACGGACAGTATTTAGTTTACAGCACGCTCCATTTGGCAAAGCAGTTGCCATTTTGAATAACATATACGCTCAAGGCTATGCAGATGGCCATTCTGCGTGCTGTGATGAACTCTCAGTGGAAGATGGAGATGAAGTGATAACTATGTCCGCTGAAGAGTTAAAGCGCCGTATGAGCCTTGTAGAGGCTTTAAACGACGATATTATTGACGACCAAATCAATCATATTTTTGAAGGATTAAAGGAGATTAAGAAATGAGTAATGCGTTCTTTTATCTTGTAACTGCTATTATCATTGTTTTAGGAATCTTACTTATTATTTCTAACAATAATAAAGAATATTGGTTCAAAGAAGGTTTCAAGACTGGAGTTAATGTTTTGATGAAAGCTACAGATGAAGTAACAAAAAATTTGAAGAAGTGATTCGCAAAAATTTCCACCTTTTATATGAAACAGTTATATTTAAAATCAATTGTTTATTATGAAGGAGGAAAACAAAAATGCATACTTTTATGAAGGTAATGATGATTGTATTTGAGGTTATTGCGGCGATCGTAATTATTCCGATAATCGGAGTATTTGGAACTTGCGTAATCGCAGTACCGTTCATCGGTATACCAGCAATGATTGTGATTGCGTTGTACGTTTTGCTTTGTCATGCAATCAACAAAGCAGTATTTAAAAGTAACTGAAAGAGATTTGAGTCTTAGAGAAATTCTAAGGCTCTTTTCTTTTTTCACACATTAAAGGAGGATCAAATAATGAAAAACCCAGTAGCAATTGTAACAAGTAACAAAGTAATTGGACCTGTATTGAAAAAGGTTGGAAGCTTTTATCTGGAGCATCAGTCTCTTATTCTGACTGGTGGAACGATCGGTTTCAGCCTCGCAACTACTGCAGTAACGTTCAAGAACGCAAGTTATATTTTGATTAGCTTGAATGCAGCGAAGGAAGCACTTGATAACGCTGACACGAAGGAAGAAAAGAATCAGATTTATAAGGACGTTTTAAAGGATATTTCTCCGAAAGTTCTTCCGATTCTTATCTTTCAGTCAGCAACTATCATCTGTTCAATTCAGAGTAAGAAACTGACCGATAAGAAAGACAGACAGCTTGTAGAAGCAGCAAGTGCGTTGAGTCTTGCGCAGAACGCTATCACGTCTTATCAGGAGTTTAATAAGAAGGCAGAAGAGCAGCTTGGAGAGAAGAAAACAGCCAAGATCAGATCTGAAATTGCACAGGAGCGTATTGAGCAGCAGCCGATGACAGCAGATAACACAGTAAATGATCCGTTTGCGAATCAGGATTATATTTACCATGATATCTTCGCAAATAGGTATTTTCACTCTCCGAAGTCCCCGTCAGAGATTGAGAATTTCTGTACAAATTTAAGTAAAGATTTGTATGACGGAAATTGCGACGACGATAAGGTCACTGTTAATGACATTTACGATTATATTTCAAGGAAGTTGTCTATTACTTCTGGCGAAGCGTTTGGATGGCTTGCTTCTGATATTTGTGGAAGCTCTGTAAGTGACTATATCAGCGTTTCTATTACTCCTGCAGAAATGTCTGATCACAAGACACTTTGCTATGACCTCGACATCATGGCAAGACCGTTATTTCGGACGAGATATTAATTGGTCAATGTATGAAGAGAGGATTGGGTATTGGTATGAGCCTGATCCTCTTTATTAAAATCGCGAAAAAATTCATGCCTTAAATGAAAGGATAACTTTAATTCACATTTATTTTAAGGAGGAATCATTATGGCAAAACAATATTTTGTAGTAGTTGATGACAATGGAGAGGAAATCTCCAGAAGTGAATGCGTAGAACAGAAAGGAGTATTTGGTACTCTGAAGGATAAGTTTTCAAAATTCGGAACTGAGCATCCGAAGATTGCAAAAGGTCTGAAGATTGGTGCAGGTATTGCAGCAATTGGAGGAGCGATTGCAGTCGGAGTTGCAGTTGCGAAGAATGGAGACAATTCTGACGAGTATGAAGGACTTCCTGACAACACTGCGGATTCACTTCCGGATTATTCTGAACCTGAATCAGATACTTATGCAGAAGAAACAGATGCCAATGAGGCACCTGAAACAACTGAATAAGGGTAACTTGAGAGTGGAACTCTAGAATTTCTAGGGTTCTGCTCTTTTTCTTTTTCAAGGAGGATCAAATGGCAGAACAGAATGACTCTAAGAAAAAAATCTCAGCAACAACAAAGGAGCATTCAATTGTTGGTGATTTGGGAAAGTATGTAATGGATGAGTACATTGTGCCGAAGACAAAAGACGTCTTGCATGACACGTTTGCAGGCATCGCCAGCATGTGCTCAGACGCTGTTCAAGGGGCCTTAAATAAGGCTTTCTACGGAGAGGACAATCATACCAGAAGATCTTCTACGGGTGTTTCTAGGACCAATTACACTACGTATTCAAGGCCTGCAGGACAAGTGTCTCAGGTTAGAAGAGATAATGTCGGATCCAGATCGTCTGTAGAGGTCAAATACATTTGGGTTGATGATGAAGACTCGGCAAAGATCATTGTCGCTTCACTCAAGGAGTTGATTGACAACTATGGCAAGGCGAAGGTCGCAGATCTGTATGAGATGCTTACACCGAAAGTACAGACAAGTTTTACAGATTTCAAATACGGTTGGACAGACGCATCTCAGTTTAATTATCACAAAGAGTACACGGGTGAGCACAGAGGTCAGTATTTGATTGATCTGCCTCGTCCGATTGATGTAACAAATATTTAAAGGAGAATAAACCATGGGAATTTCACAGATTGCAGGAAAATTTATTGGTAATGTATCTCATTTCTGGGCTAAGAACAACGATAAGATCGAGTTTGTTGCAGGAGTCGCGCTTGTTGCAGTCGGAACAGGCGTTCTGATCCATGATGCAGAGAAAATTTCTGATGCAAAGGCAGAGGTTCAGTCTAAGATCAATTATATTCATGACATTGATGAGTCTGAAGAGGGCTGGGCTGAAGAAGAGACTACTCGTGGAAAGGCCGTTGCTGATGTAGCGAAGACAGCAGTTGTTGAGTATACCAAAGCAGCATGGAAGGGTGTTGGTCTGATTGCTGCTGGAGAAGTGCTTCAAGGTGTGTCTCACGCAACCGTTACACAGAAGCTCACGTCTGTGAGTGCGTCTCTGGCTGCGGTTTCTACAAGTTTTGCAAACTACAGAAAGAACGTTGTGGAAGATCAGGGAGAAGAGAAAGATTACGAGTATCTTGTTGGCCCAACAATGAAGAGTGTTGAGTTGAAGAAGGATGGAACTGTTGTTGAGACAACCACTCCGATTCATACTGACACAACTAAATGCTATATTCCTCATTCGTTTTTCTTTGATGAATCGAATATCAATTGGCAGGACAGCGATGAAGCAAACAGAGAATTTCTGAGAAGAGTTGAAACATTTGTCAATCAGAAACTCTCGGTAAGACAGTTTATGACTGAGAATGAGATCAGAGATATGATCGGAGCACCAAGAACAAAGGCTGGTCAGGCTGCTGGAGTAAGATACCAGAACATGGACGGGACTCTTAATCAGATTCGACTTAAGCAAGTTAATCCAGAGTCTGATAAGAACTATCTCATTGTTATTGAGTATTCAGATGGGAAGTCTATCAGCGACAATATTTTGGACGATACTGATTGGGAACTTTGCTAATTATACTTTACAATTTCACTTAAAGGAGGATCAAGAATTATGACAACTATTGAAAAAATCGTATTTGGAATTGGAGCTGCTCTTGGATCTGTAGCCGTTTATGTGGCAGTTAAGACATATGAAAAGAAGTACACAACTGTTAACGAAGACGGAAAAGAAAAGTCTGAGGTAGAAGATAAGTCTTTAAAGGAAAGAATCAAAGAGTTTGCAGTTAAGAAGACGGAGCAGATTCTCGGATTTGCAGCAAAGCATTACGAAGAGATCAAGAACGCAACTGCCATTATTGGACTCGCTGCTGGAGCATTTGAGTTGATGTATCGTATCAAAAAGCTCTCAGATCATGATAAAATTCTCAAGGAGATTGATGATATAGAAGGTATGATCTGTGAGAGCGCATCAATGACTGCTGCAATTTATGTTGGAGATGATACATTTAAAGAGTCGGCAAAACATTATATTGGAGTGTTTAAAAACGCAAAAGAAAATAGTTTGTTTTAATTGGAGGACTAATCCATGGATAACAAGGCAATTATATTTTCAGGATTGTCTCTTATTACTGGCGCTGTAATCGGCTTTGTTGTCGGTTACAATGTCAACAAGAGACAGGTTGATGAGGAGAGAAGAATGCAGGAAGAAGCTGCTGAAGCTCTCAAGGAATACCAGAAAAAGTCTGAGGAAGAGACAAAGACAGAACAGCCTGTTATTAAGACTGTAGTGAAGGCAGCAAAGATCGCAACTCCTACAGAGCCTGGTATCAATTACACAAAGTATTCTGAGATGAAGACTGAAGAGGCTAAGAAGGCAGAAGCAGAGTCTCCATCAGAAGATGATGACGAGGATGAAGAAAAGGAACTGGATCCACCTATGGAAACATACGAAGAGCGTCTTGAACGTGAGGGAAAAGAACTTACGGAACAGGATGAGATTTATAATAAGAAAAAAGGAGATAAGATCGACGTTCTCGGTAACGAGGATATTGATAACGAGTATCCTGAAGTGCATTATCCTGCAGAAGAATTATATTACTTCACAGACGATGATGTATTGACCGATGAAGATGGGAATATTGTTGATGAAGAGGAATATATTGGTACGAAACTTAGAAGGTTCGGGTGGATGACCAATCCTCAGGAAGCTGTATGGATTAGAAATAATCCGAAAGAGACGGACTTCCATGTCAACAAAGTCAAGGATACCCGTGACAGTTGGTTCGGTCAGTAAAAATTAAATGAAATACGGAGACTATTACAGATGGCTCTTGGATCGGATTGATGCTGGTCCAGGAGCTTTTTATTGTCGTTATCAAAGGCTCATCGAGAAATTATATTTGACAAAGTACGAATGGCATTTTGAATTGGATGCTAATCGTGCAGTAGCAGGTCAAGGACTGAGAAGTAAATTCGCTTATGAAGAAGGTGTAAATTGCGAAGACTCTTCCAGTCCTTGCTCTGTTTTAGAGATGTTAGAGGCTCTTGCTGAATCAATGTCTGAGACCTATGGCTACTCTATTGCAAAATGGTTTTGGGAAATGATCGTCAATCTGGGTCTGAATTATTGTCCGGACGATCAATACGATGAGCATGAAGTAAAAGATATTCTGTACGCCTGGATGGATGGAAAATACTCAAGGAATGGAGAAGGAAGTCCATTTCCACTTGAGAATTACGCAGGTGATGCAAGACATCTTCAGTTGTGGGATCTCATGAATAATTATATTTGTGAGAAGTATCCAATTAATAAAGATTGGCTTAATTAGGAGGTTTTAATTATGAACTGTGATAAGTGTGTACATGCTGGAATTTGCAAGAACGAAACTAAGTTTAGAGCAGTTGAATCTAAGTTTGTCGACGAGATTGCAATTGAACTTAGTGACAATGAAATTGATGATGTAGCATTCATGAATATTCGCTGCAAGAATTTCAAGATGAAGTGGCAGAAGAAGCCTGAGAAGACAACCAAGTAATTATATTTTTCAGAGGGAGGCAAACACTTTGTTTGATTTCTTAAAAGTCGTCAAAGAATGGGACGGCAAAAAACAGCGTTATGTCTATTCTCCTTCTTTCGTTATTAAGCCAAACATCAAGGATTTGATGATCCGTTCAAAGGGTCTTTATGCAATTTATGATGAAGAAAGTGGTTTGTGGGTTACTGATGACTCTGTAGCAGTCATGATGATTGATCAACAAGTGCGAGAGTATGCACTCAAGGATGCTGGAGATGATGCTTTAAACGATTCAGAGCACGGTCCTCTCATCAAACAGATTGCAGACACTCGTAATAAGTTAATTGATAATTGGCATAAATTTTGTGAAAGAGATATGCGTGATCACTGGACGCAGTTGAATCAGAAAGTTATATTCTCTAACACAGAAGTAAAGCGAACCGATTATGCTTCAATCAAACTTGACTATCCGCTTCAAGAGTGCCCAACGCCTTATTACGATAAGATGTGCGGAGTGCTTTATCCTCCAGATGAAGAGGAAAAGTGGGAGTGGGCTGTTGGCTGTATTATTGCTGGTGATCAGAAGAAAATTCAGAAGATGCTCGTGTTCTATGGAGAACCAGGCACTGGAAAATCAACAATCATTGGTAAAGTAATTGCAGATAACATATTTGGTGGATATGAGACAGGTTACGCAGTAAAGTTTGAAGCGAACAATCTTACAGGAAAAGATAGTTTTGGTACAGACTTTCTTGAAAAAGATTCGGTTCTTGCCTATGACGATGATGCGGAGCTTGGAATTATATCTTCAAAGACTACTCTCAACAAGATCATTTCTCACGAACCAGTTAGAGTAAATTGCAAATTCAAATCCCCATTTATTACAAAGCCGAATTGTCTTCTTCTTGTCGGTAGTAATGATCCAGTTCAGATGTCACCAAACAGCGGAATGAACAGAAGATTGATTGATGTTCGACCGACTGGAAATAAGCTGGATTCAGTAACTTATGACGAGTGTATTGAGCATATTCCGTTCGAGAAAAGCGGTATAGCATGGAAGTGTCTACAGGTTTATAAGAAACTTGGCAAGCACTACTATGATCATTATATTGCTGAAGACATGCTTAGTAGAACATCTCCATTCCAGAACTTTGTTACGGAGAATTACTTTGCGCTCAAGGACGGAATTAGTCTTGCAAACGCTTATAAGATGTACACCGATTATGCTGAGACGTGTAATTTCAAGAACGTCTTGGCAAGGTATAAATTCAGAGACACATTGAAATTATATTTTGATGAGTATTCTGATATGAAATTCAGTGGGTTTAAACCAGAGAAAATCGGTATTAAGCCTGAAGTAAAGGAAGAAGAGCAGTCGCCAAGTAATAATGGTTGGCTAGAATTCTCTGAACAGTCGTCGTTGTTCGATACTTTCTTCAAGGATGCTCCGGCTCAGTATGCAAACGATGAGGGCAATCCGTCGTTTAAGTGGGAAAAAGTTAAAACAGTATTGAGAATGCTGGACACTCATAAGCTGCATTATGTAAGAGTGCCGGTGAATCATATTGTTATTGACTTTGACATTAAAGGGGACAATGGCAGTAAAGATTATGCGCGCAATCTTGCTGCAGCGAATACGTTTCCTCCTACTTATGCGGAGTTGTCTAAATCAGGTTCTGGTATCCATTTGCATTATATGTATACAGGCGGTGATCCTACAGAGCTGTCACGCATTTTTGGAGACAATGTTGAAATCAAGGTGTTCACAGGGAATTCATCTCTGCGAAGGAAACTCACCAAATGTAATAACCTTCCTATTGCAGAGTTAAATTCTGGTCTGCCATTAAAGGAAGGAGGAAAGAAGGTGCTTGATTGGGAAGGGTTTAAGAATGAAAAAATTCTGAAATCAATGATCATCAAGAACTTAAAGAAGGAGTATCACCCTGCTACAAAGCCAAGTATAGATTATATTGAGAAACTGCTTTCAGACGCATTTGAATCTGGGGCGCATTATGACGTGAGAGATTTACAGAACGATTGTTCGATATTCGCAATGAACTCAACGCACAAGGCTGATTACTGTGTAGCTGCAGTGAACCGTATGCACTTCTGTTCTCAAGATGTACTTGATAATGAAATTGAAGATAATATGGAGAGTGACGATTACAAGAAAGCACCAATTATATTCTTAGATGTTGAAACTTTTCCTAGCTATCGGCAGGCAAAAAAACTCGGAGTGGAAATTCCTGCAAATGTTCCAGAAGACACACCTGCATTGTTCTTGGTCAACTGGAAGTTCAAGGACAAAGAACCTTATCAGTTCGATGACAAAGGCAAAGTAATTCCGAAAACTTCTGGTGTCCGTACGGTTTGCAGAATGATTAATCCGAAGCCTGAAGAAGTTGAAGAATTATTCAAGTACAAGTACAGGATCATTGGTTTCAATAATCGTGGGTATGACAATCATATGCTTTATGCCAGATCTCAGGGTTACACGGCTGAAGAATTGTACAATCTCAGTTCAAGGATAATCGGAGGTGATCCAAAAGCAAAGTTTGGTAAGGCTTTTAATCTGTCTTATACTGATGTTCTTGACTTCTCATCTAACAAACAGGGATTGAAGAAATGGGAGATTCAGCTAGGAGTCAAACATCTTGAGTGGAATCATCCATGGGATCAGCCTGTTCCGAAAGATCAATGGGTCAAGGTAGCTGAGTATTGTGACAATGATGTAATCAGTACTGAGGTTGTATTTGATTATCTTGCTGACACTGATTTCAAGGCGAGAGAGATCTTTGCTGATGTTGCAGGTGGAACTGTGAACGATACAACCAATCAACTCACAACAAAGACTATTCTTGGCGGCGATAAGACTATTGATTTCGTTTACACAGACTTTATGACCGGTAAACAATATGGTCCAGATGAGAAATGGGATGAACCAATTATATCCGAAGAAGAGTACGAGGCAATTGGAGATGACTGGACTGGAGTAAAACCTATAAACAGTAATCATTTTCCTGGTTATCATCTTGTACGATTCAAGGATGGCAAGCTGTATAACATGTATCGCGGCGTTGACGTTGGGCGCGGCGGTTATGTATATGCGAATCCTGGAATGTATAGTCGTGCTGTAACATTTGATGTTGCTTCAATGCATCCGCATTCAATCAAGGAGCTTAATCTATTTGGCACTCATACAAAGAATTATACAGATTTGATGGATGCTAGAATTGCGATTAAGCATAAGGATTACGAAGCTGCTGGTAAAATGTTTGGCGGTAAATTGAAGCCTTACCTCACGTCAGATAAAGAGGCAAAACGGATCTCTAAAGCACTCAAGCTTGGTATTAATGCGTGTTATGGTCTGACAAGTGCAACATTCCCTAATAAAGTTCGTGATGATCGGAATGTTAATAACATTGTTGCTCTTAGAGGTGCTCTGTTTATGAAGACTCTTCAGGACAATGTTGAAGCGATGGGTTACACGGTTATTCATATCAAGACAGATTCTATCAAGATTGCAAATCCTGATGAGAAAATCACCAATTATATTCTCAATTTCGGTAAAGAGCATGGCTATACGTTTGAAGTAGAACATACTTGGAAAAAGATTTGCTTGGTTAATAAGTCAACGTTTATAGGAATGCATGACGATGACGATCCTGATAGTCCTGGTAAATGGGAGGCCACGGCAGAAAAGTTCGCAGTGCCTTATGTATTCAAGTCGTTGTTCACGCATGAGCCGATTGAGTTTGACGATATGTGCGAGACGATCTCAGTCAAGGAAGGATCGCTTCATCTGATTTATGATGATGGAGGCGATAACTTTGTTGGACGAGTTGGATTGTTCACGCCAGTCTCTCAAGGTGGCGCAACATTGTATCGTGTGAAAGATGGTAAGAATTATGCAGCTTCCGGTACAAAAGGTTACAAGTGGTTAGAGTCAGATACAGTGTTACGTGACCATTTGGAAGATTATATTGATCGCAGTTATTATCAGAAACTTTGTGATGATGCTGTGGCAACTATTAGTAAGTATGGAGACTTCGATGAGTTTGTTTCAGACTCGTTTGGAGTCTCCAATTTTGATGCAATGAATCCCCCAATTCCAGCAATAGATAAAGAGGAAATACCGTGGGATGAGTATGTTAAAAAGACTGCATAAGCAGGAGGGAAAATCACTATGAAATTATATTTGGATGGAAGAAATCTGATGGTTGAAGGAGCAACTCAGAGTGACATTCTTGGAGGCTCGTTCAGAAACTTCAGAGGCGAGAAGAGGAAGTTCAATGATGCTGGAAGAAGAAACTTTAATCTAGTTATTCCTCCGGAATATCTTGATCTGCTGATTGATATGAAGTGCAATGTCAAGGAGCTTGCACCGAGGGATGATGACGG